TGCAGGAACAATCGGCACTGTTGCATTAGTGGCTGGTGTTGGCAAGTTGATTGATGATTTAACTAAACGCATTGGCACCGGCATCTCGGGCGCGCTCACGATGCCCAACATCCCAACGCCTCCACCCGGCACCACGCCGGACCTGAGCGGTTTGCGCACGGGCGACGGTGGAAAGAAGAAGGCGGAGGACGACGCCAAGCGTCGGCGTGAAGCACTGATTGATTCCCGCAATGCACTGCAGCAATCACGCGCTGAGCTACAGATTGAAAAGGAAATGGATCCTATGCGCAAGATCCAACTTGAATATGCAGAGAAGCGCCGAGCTGTTATTGCCGCTGCCGCCAAAGAGTTGCGCCAGCAGTTGCCGACCGAGCAGGAGGCCAACATCCAGCGCACCAGATCGAATGAGATTCAGAAGCTGCAAGTGCAACTAACGAAAGCGCTCATTGAAAAGTTCAAGGAACTGAAGGGTGCCGGCTTTGAGGCTGCCATGAGCGGAGAACTGTTTTACACATCAGTAATGAAAACAACCTCAGCGATGGAAGACTTCCGCGCTGGCCTCGGTTCCTACATTGAAAGCATCGGGACACTGGGCGCCAACCTGAGCAATGTCACTCAGACCGCCTTCAAGGGTTTGGAAGATGCAATCGTCTCCCTAACCACCACCGGCACTTTCAACTTCCAGCAATTTGCGCAATCGATCATTGAGGAAACTACACGTATGGTTACTCGAATGTTGATCATTGCCCCTCTGCTGCGATCTCTCCAAAGCCTGTTTCCAGGCGGTGGTGGCGGTGGATTGCTTGGCGTGGCCAGCTCGCTGAGCAAGACCGTCGGCTTCGGTGTTAATGCAATGGGCAACGTCTTCGCCCAGAACGGCATCCAGAAGTTCGCCCGTGGCGGCATCGTCGACAAGCCGACGATGTTCCCCTTCGCCAAGGGCATCGGCCTGATGGGTGAGGCCGGACCTGAGGCGATCATGCCGCTGCGCCGTGGCCGGGATGGCCGCCTCGGTGTGCAAGCCACTAACGGTGGCGGCGGTGTGAGCGTGGTGGTGAACGTGGATGCAGGCGGCTCAAACGTACAAGGCAACAACAATCAGGCTGGCCAGCTTGGCAAGGCCGTTGGTGCTGCAGTGCAGGCAGAATTGATCAAGCAGCGTCGCCCTGGAGGCTTGCTCGCCTGATGGCTACTTTCACTTATACGCCAAGTTTTACGGCTGACCTTGAGGAACGGCCAAACGTTCAGCGGATCCAGTTTGGCGATGGCTACGAACAGCGCGTTGCATTTGGCATCAACACGCAACCAAAGAACTGGTCGCTTCAATTTAGCAATCGCACAGATGCCGAGCGGGATAATATCCTGTCTTTCCTACGTGCCCGTGGTGCAGTCGAGTCTTTCGATTGGACCGACCCGAATGGCTATGCCGGTAAATGGATCTGCAGTGAATGGCAAACAAGTCAGGTGAGCTGCAACTTCAACAACATCACAGCCACCTTCCGACAGGTATTTGAAGCATGACGACACCAACGTCAATCCAAACCGAGATCCAAAAACTGGATCCGTCAGCCATTATCGAGCTGTTTCAACTGCGGCTTACGCTGGCGGTTAACGGGATTGACACCACCTTTTACTACCACGCCGGCACCAACGCCCTGACTGGCAACGTGGTGTTCCAAGGCATCACCTACAGCGCCGCACCAATCGAAGTAGATGGTTTCGAGCTGACTTCAAAGGGCACGTTGCCGCGTCCCACCATGCGGATTGCCAACGTCACTGGCGCGATCTCGGCATTGCTGCTGACCTACAACCCATTGCAGGCCAAGGTCACCCGTATTCGCACCTGCAAGAAATTCCTCGATGCCGTCAACTTCCCTGGTGGTGTCAACCCGACTGCTGATCCGACCGCCAAGTTCGAGGATCAGGTCTGGTACATCGACCGTGTATCAAAGGAAAATATCCAGCTTGTTGAATTTGAACTGGTCAGCAAGCTAGACCTGACCAACCTGCAGCTCCCTGGCCGGCAAGTGCAGGACTACTGCCCGTGGGTCTATCGCGGTCCTGAGTGCGGCTACACCGGCAAAAGTTATTTTGACGTGAACGACAATGCTGTAGGCAGTAGCACTTCTGATGTTTGCGGCAAGCGGTTCAATAGCTGCAAGATCCGTTTCCAATCCCAAGGCATATCTGACTACCCGCATGGCGGTTACCCTGGCTCCCGAATCCAAATCTGAGGCCGAGCGCCACGCCAGATCCGCTGCACCCTACGAAGCCTGCGGTGTGGTGATCCAAGCTGCCACCAATCAGATGTACTGGCCTTGCCGCAATGTTTGCGAGGAACCGGAAAAGCACTTTGTCATGCATCCGCGTGATTACTATCGGGCGTCCGTCAACGGCGAGATCGTTGCGATTATCCATAGCCACCCGAAGGGCGGACCTGCCAGCGAACTGGATCAGCGTGCCTGCAGGCAAAGCGGTGTGCCGTGGCTGATCTACTCCCTACCAACGGACGAATGGTTGACCATCGAACCCTGATCGGCTTGGAGTGGGACGACGACGGGCGCGACTGCTACACGATGGTGCGCGATTACTTCCGCCTGCAGGGCATAGACCTAAAAGACTTCGACCGCCCCGAGGATTTGCAGACCACACCCAGCATTTACCTACGCGAGGCGGTGGCACTTGGTTTTGAGCGCGTGGAGTTTGAGCAGCGCCGCCCTGGTGACGTGGCGATCATGAAGCTCGGCACGCTGGAGCCGATGCACGCTGCGATTTTCGTGGAACCGTGGCGGATCCTGCATCACATGAGAGGCCGCCTTAGTGCTGTGGAGTGGCTCAGCAGTTACTATGTGAGGAGCATCGCGGCGGTTTACCGATATGCAGCGGGTCTGCCTGATGGGTGAACTTGGCGAACGTTTTGGCGCCGAGCATACCTATTACAACTTGCGTAACGCCGCTGACGCGATCAAACTCCTGTGCATCAACATGCCGGAGTTCAAGGACTTTTTGCTGGAATCAGAAGAAAACGGTATTGGGTATCAGGTATTGCAAGGCGGCGTTGATTTCACTTACGAGGATCTTTTACTGCCGTTTGGTGAGCGCGAACTTGTAATTGTTCCGGTTGTGAGTGGTAGTGGTGATAGCTTTACCAACATACTGACAGGTATTGGTCTTATAGCTGCAGCGATTATTCTTGGTCCAGCCGCTGGCGGTTTTCTTGGTTTAGGTCTGGGCTTGAGTGGTGCAGGCGCTGGAATTATTGGCGGAGTCGCAGCAAGCATTATTGGCGGCATTGGCCTCAGTCTTGCTTTAGGCGGCGTGGCGCAAATGCTTGCTCCGCAACCACAAATTCCATCACTTGGCGGTTTCGGAACGATGACCTATGGCGGCGGTTCCCGCATGGGCAGCCGCAATCGCACCAACGGACCCGAGAATGTCACCTCTGGCATTGATGGCCAGCAGTCCTACGCCTACACGGGCGCCGCAAACTCAGTTGGTGTTGGTGCCACGGTGCCACTGGCTTACGGCAAAGTGCTGATCGGCAGCCACCTGCTCAAGTCCAAATTCCAGATTGCCGACGAATCTGATCCGGTGCTGACCAGCCTTCGCGCACCAAGCATTGACACAATCCGGCTGGGCAACGAAATACTGACCAACGAGTTCTCCGATAAGTCGGGTGTGATTGCCCGCCGTGTTTATCAGACAGTATTTAATACGCAGGCATACTTCAACCCTGTTAGCGCATACGGCGTTACCAACAGCACGCAACTAATCCGCACCGACGTTCAAAACGAGCGCCGTTATGCATCGCTGCAGGTCTACGGCGGCTACATGGCCAGCGTGGAGCAATACTCAGATTTCAACGTTGCATTGTCACTGGAAAACGGTCTCTACGATCAAGCCGGTGGCACTGGTACAACTTACGTTGACGGCTACATCAGCTACGAAATCAAGGTTTATCGAGGCGATGTTTTAGATGACGGTTTCCTCGTCGCCGCTGACTCCGCCACCATCCAAGGTCTGATCTTTGAAGGCCAATTCTTCGGTTGGATGCACCGCTTGGAGCTGGGCGACATTGAAACCGAAAGCATCGTCAGCGTTCAGGTTGAAGTGATCTCGGCTGAAACCGTGGCCAACGGCACCACCGGCTCCAACCCGATCTATCTCCGGCTCAACAGCATCGGGTATTCGCTCTACTGACATGGCACTTAATTCCGTCACAACAATCAAGGTGCTGGATCTTCTCTGTGAGGGTCCGATTGGTGGCGTCATTAACGGCCTGCAGGGTACATACCTCAACGAAACACCAATCCAAAACAGCGACGGCACCTATAACTTCAAGCCCGAAGATATTTCGTCCGCCTCTTATGTTGGTGCGGCACGTCAGGGTGCAACGTACTGGTTTAACGACGGCACTTCACAAATTGTTGAAGTCAACCAAGAGATTGGCGAAAACTACAGCGAAGACCTGAACGCAAACAACGAAGTCATCAACCGCAAGTACGGCAGCGGCAGTGTTACGCGCCAGATCACTGATCCAACGGTCAACAATGTAGAACTGCTGTTCACCATTCCGAAGCTCTATTCCGTCGCGCAGGAAAGCCTTGCCAAAGGTCAGCTATTCGGTGGCACGCTTCAGATCCTTATTTACGTGCAGGCTAAGGGCAGCGGCACCGGCTTCCAGCTCGCCTCCAACAAAACCATCACCGGCGTTTCCACTAACAATTACCAATACAGCACCGGCATCATCAACCTCAGAACATTTGGCGCCGGTCCTTGGAACATCAAAGTTCAAAAGGTAGATCTGGGTGAAGGCCACTTTGAGATCAAATACACCAGCTTCCAAGACACACCGCAGAACACACCGATTGCCAGCAACCGAGGCAATCAAATCATCTGGTCGTCTTACACCGAAACGATCTCGCAAAACGTCAATTACAACTATTCGGCGCTAAACGAGCTGGCGATCTCAACCAAGGCGTTCAACAGCCTGCCATCGCGTGCCTATCTGATCCGTGGCCGTCTGGTTCAGATCCCAACTGGCGCGACCGTTCTGGGTGATGGCAGCCTCGCCTTCAACGATTCCAGCTTCAACGGTGCGGTTCAGACCGCTGAGAAGTGGACGAGCTGCCCAGTTTGCTGCTTCTACGACCTGCTCACCAACCGTCGCTATGGTGCTGGTCAGTTCATCACCTCGGCCAACCTGAGCTGGATCGACCTGTACCCGATTGCCAAGTACGCAAACCAGCAGGTCATCAACCCAGACGGCACCAGGGAACCGCGCTTCTCTTGCAACGTAGTTA